GCTATGAAGTTAGCAGAACGCACAGGACTTACAAGAGATATGATCTATAAAATTCTTAAAAACGTAAAAGTGTCGTAACTAACTACTACAATGTAGGCAAATGAAAGGTAATAATGGATAAAGATACATATAAAAAATTAATCAAAGACTTTCCTAAAAGTGTTGTTAAACCAGCACCAAAGGGTAAGTTTGGATCGTATGTTCCACATCATTTATACACACAAAGATTAGTTGATGTTGTAGGTGGAAAATATAATTTTTTTGTTAAAGAAATTATACGAGATAAAGATAACGCTGTTGTAGGTGCAGTTTGTGTGCTAGAGATTGAAGGTCTAGGCAAAATGGAAGAAGTTGGGGATGTAGATCTTACACAAATAAATAGGAAACAAGGTATTACTGAAAGCGAGATACTAAAACTTGCAGTAAGTGATGGACTAAAGCGTTGTTGTATGCGATTTGGTATAGGTCTTGAACTTTGGACAGGTGGTGTAACAGAGGAAGAACATTACGCAGGTGAACAAGAGCAACCTAAAAAAAAACAGGTAGTACAAGAGAGTGGGAAATCCCCTTCTAAACCTATCATTACAGAACTAGCACTTAAAAAAATGGTTATGTCAAGGTGTAATGATGACAAAACTTTTGCAAGTAAATGCTACAAACAATGTATGGAACGCACTATTATTAAAACAAACATTGACAATGTAGATAAATGGACACAAGAAACAATCAAAGTATTTGAAAATCTTGTAGGCATATACATTGACAAACACAAAGATACATTTGAGGAAAGAACAAACAACGAGCCTATTGTAAATAAAATTATAGAGAATTTAGGCGAAGTTGTAGAAAAGGAGCAAGAAGTGGCAGATATACCAGAGGGTAAATGGATGGAAGATCCTATCAGTGATGGACAAGTAAAATTTATTGAAACACTAATTAAGCAAGTTATTGATGATGGACAAGATGAACTTGGTGCAGAGGCAAAACAATATCTATCTAGTGGCGAAGCAACAAAAGGTAACGCAAGTAAAATGATAGACAAACTGAAAGATGCGTTGTCGTGAAGTTTGATATGTATGTGTACAGTGATGCAACTCCCTTGTCAAAATCTCAAATTAGATACATAAAATTATTAGCAAAAGAATGTGAAAATCAAGGTAATCACAAAATTGCTAAAGAAGCAAGATTGTATTTAAGAAGGAAAAAAGCTACAGGAGAAAACGCTGTAGATGTTATATACAAACTGAAAGATGCGTTGTCTTAGTTGCAACATAGGTGAGATGGATTTGTATGGTGAGCCAACATTCATAGAAGTATATTGTAAAGATTGCAGGGAAATAATATATGGATCAAGCTGACATAATTAGATACTTAAATAATATGTTTCCATTTATGGATCAACTTGTTGAAACCGAGGACATATTTGAAACATATGATTGTGAAAACAAACATTACATTATAGAAATAAAATCAAGAGATAGGTATTACGATCCTTGGTTGATAGAGAAACAAAAGTTAATAAGTAATCTACAAAAAGCTAAGAAACAAAATAAAGATTTTATTTATCTAACTGAATATCGTACAAAAATCATAACTTGGAATATTAATAACTTAATATCTATTGATTATGATTTTAAATGGCAACAGAAACTTATGCCTGAAACAACAGTATTTACTGATAGAGATAAGGTTGTAAAAGATGTTGGCTATTTGTATGAAAAATACGCAAAGAAATATTAGGAGGAAAAATGGTACTAGATGGTGTACAACTTAAACAAGCAACAGTTCCTATGTTGCTAGGTGAATTGTTACAAAGAAAAGATGACAATGGTAATTTGTTATTTAATTGTCAAGCATTACAAATGTCTAATGGACAACAGCTTATGCTTAACATAACACCAAACTTTATGATGACTTGGACTAACGAAGAAGAAGAATGATCTATATTTTTAGATGTTGGGGAGTAAATCACGTTGAGGTTACAACTAGCGAACCTTATGTAGGTGTAGGTGAGCGACCACTTTGTGATGAGTGTTATGATATAGCTTTAGATGGTAGCTCTTGATACCATTTCCTGATAAAAAGTACAACATAATTTATGCTGATCCACCTTGGAATTATAAAGTTTGGTCAGCTAAAGGCACAGGCAGAAGTGCAGAACAGCATTATTCTACAATGACACTCAAAGACATACAAGATATGCCCATACAAGATATTGCAGATGATAATTGTATTGTATTTATGTGGGTAACTTATCCATTATTGGAAGATAGTTTTAAAGTTTTGAAATCTTGGGGTTTTACTTATAAAACTGTTGCTTTTACTTGGGTAAAAAAGAATAAAAAAGCAGACAGTTGGTTTTGGGGATTAGGTCATTGGACTAGAGCCAACGCTGAAATATGTATTTTAGCAACTCAAGGAAAAATAAAAAGACAATCGGCTAGTGTCCACCAAATAATTGATGAAAGAATACAGGAACACTCAAAGAAGCCAGACATTGTTAGAGATAAAATTGTTGAATTAGTAGGAGATCTACCTCGTATAGAACTGTTCGCAAGAAAAAAATTTAAAGGTTGGGATAGTTGGGGAAATGAAGTCTAAACTATCTTATAGTTACTCCAACCATTCTTATCTATTGTAAAAGTTAGCACTCCAGGTTCATTCCACATACCTGTTCTTGCAGTAAAGTCTTTACTTGCATCTATACTTGGACATTGAAACCAAGTACGTTTACCTTGTTTAAGTAATCTTGGGTGATGATAGTGTCCTGTAATTAATATTTCAGCAGCACCACTAGGCAACCAACCAAACATTTGACCTTGCCACCACTTCATTATCTTTCCTTCTGGACCTGCTCCACCACCTGTCATATGTCCGTGTGTTATGGCTACAGCTTTGCCTTTTATTTCTAACAAATGATGATAATCAGTAGGTAATATTGTTGTAACCTTCTTGTATCTTGGATTCTGTGCCATAATCTCTTTGCATATCTCAAAGTGCATCATATCAGAGTTGTCTAATCTGTCTGATAATACCTGTCCTTTGCCTGATCTAGTCATCTCTCCGTGATTACCACCTATCCCACACATAGTAATCTTGTCTGCGTGTGGTAAAAATGTATCAACAGTCTGCATAATCATCTGTCTAGCTAGTTTATATTGCTGTGATAGTGTCAATTCTATGTTAAAAGGCATAGAAGAATAGAAAGATTGGTCGCAATTCTCTGTCAAATCGCCTAATCCTAGCAAAAATACCTCATTTATAGCTGTTCCTCCCTTACGCAGTGCCTTAATCTGATGAACCCCCTCTATAAGGGCTTCCTCGTAGCGTTTAAGGGTATTTTCTACTCCATAGTCTGCTTTTCCTAGTTGCCAGTCAGCCATTGTCCATATAAACGCTGTATCACCACCATACTTCTTGTTTTTTAGCTTAGGTTTCTTTAAATATATCTTGCATAACTCATCAAAGTATTCATCTAGTGCAGGATTCTTACGTTTTACAACTCCCTTAAACGCATAAAAGGTGGTAACTTTACCACCTTTTAACTGACCTTCCCACTGTGATACCTTGACAGAGCCATCTATCTTGTAATATCTAGGATCAAATCCAAAGCCCTGCAATATACTATCGTATTTATCTTTGTAGTTTGGATCAGTGCCGACATAGGTTATATCACCTTTGCCTGTTTTTTCATCAAATTCAATAGAAGGTTGCCAACCTGATTTATAGTAGTTATTACCTAACTCTTGTGTCATAGGCAGCCCTTTCTGTTGTTCATAGTCTAACTATGATGTATGACAAAATCTACTTTGTAATTTGTTTTTTTGCGTAAGTCTTGACCACTGCAAGTGCAGCACCACCACCAGCTAAAGCTGCTAGTTCAAGTGTATTAGCATCTAATGATACTAAAGGTGCTACAACAAGTGCTCCAAGGAATGCTTCTATGAAAGTCCATAGTGTTCTTTCCAGCATATCTTTGAGATCTTCACTCATTTTATACTCCCACGAATCGGACCAAGGTGTCCACCATACATCCTTTTTGAATGTACCATCCTGGTTTCTTGCTCTGTTTTTTCTTTCAAACATTATATTATGTTTCTACCATCAAGTTTAGCATTTAATGTTTTGATTTCTCCACTTATCTCTTGTAACTTCTCATAAACATCTGATTTTTCAGCAGGTTTATTAAGTAATTTATCAATAGTTGTGTATTCTATAGTTACTTTCTTGCCTTGTAGTAATTCATTAGCTACTTTTGCATACATTTTTTTATACGCAACTGTACTAGAACCAATAAAACCATCTTTAGATATATCTAAATCTTGTTGCGTTTCTCCAACTATAAGACAACCTGATGTGTGCTCATCAGTATTACCAGTATGAATCAAGATATATGTAAAATTAGGCACATCTAATATATGCAACATACCATAGTGTGCATTCTTGTATCTTTCTGAATACTTAGCGTGAAAGCCACCTGTTTTTCTAAACTCAATGTTATATGTACCTTCAGGAACACAGGATTCATTCATCACTTTGACTGCCTGATACTGATCTTCAAGGGTATATGCTTCAAAAACATTATTTATCAGTAAAATACCATTGGTTGCATCAGTTCCAAACTGTGTTCTTACTACTGTTAGTTTCATTTATCCTCCTTAGTGTGAGTATATGCCGTACTTACAGTTACATATTGTAACGTAAGTGCCGTTTGTTTTGTATGTTTTACAACGCATATCTAACTCATCATCAGTGTCATCAAGTATAACATCATCAAACCACATTATTTTCTAAAACC